CAGAGGTATTGGAATGGTCTCCAGTGGAGTGACCTGCCGCCGCGCTCTCAGCCGGCTCCCACCGGGAAAGCAACGGCGGTCCAGTGCTACAAGTGCCAAAACACCCAGCGGGTACCGGTAAGCGCAAGCACCTTTCGGTGCGAAAAGTGCAATGCGAAGCTGACACGCGCGTAAACGTCCCGAACATGCCGGACATCACCCCCGATCAGCAGCGAGAGATTGAGCGTCTTATTACCGGCCGTGAACCGGCTGCGAGAAGCGTGGATCAAGGGAAGCTAGGCGCACCATTGAGCGGCGGGTGGGCATTTCACCTGAACCGGCCGCTGATATATAGAAGTCTCTGTGGTTCCGGTTGTCGCGAGCGTTGAGCAGTGGCGTACCTGGGCGACTACGGCTCTCCAAGTGCTCCTCGAGGCGGAAGGGGCCGCGACTCAGCCTGGCATGGAAGCGAAGCTCGCCGACAATAGGTTCGTAGGGGTTCCGCGCACGATCGACCCACACCACCTCACGACTGCCCGGAATCGCCTGCTCAAGGCCCGTGTTATCGAGCGCAATGTGGACACGACGCGGGGCGGCCACCCCGTAGCGACTTATGTCCTTGCTGACTCCTCGAAGGTCGCTGTGCGGGCAGCCGGCCGCAAGCGATTACTGCACGCGCGATACCTGAGCTGGAGCCGCCCGGTCACCGAGTGGGGAGCGCCGCCAATTCCCGCAGCCCTAGAACGAGTCGTCCATGCATCTCTCCTCGCCGCAGCCCCCGACGGCTATCGACTGTTGAGGCCCGAAGGAGGCGAGGTAACGAGGATCGCCGGCGCCCCGGTGCCCGGAGGGCGGATCGACAACGCAGCGTTCTACACCGGTCTCAGTGCAGGTGGCCTTCCCCAGCCTCCGCTCCTAGTTCTAATCGAAGCGAAGAACGTCCGACAATGGATCTACCCGCAGACACAGGAGCTATACCAGCTTTTATACAAGTCCCTCCAACTGCAACTACAGCATCCCGAATTGGCGATACTACCAGTGCTTGTATGCAGGCGAGCCCATTACACGACGCGTAAGATGGCTCAGCACTTAGGGTTTCACGTTATTTCGACCCAGAAGCAGTATGTGCGTCCGGCCGTAGCCGGAACACCCGATCATCAACGTAAGTTCGATGAAGTCAACTCAGAGCTGGCGTACAACCTTGCGCTTTACGAGGGCGCAGTCGATCCGATGACCAACCACTTCACCACCGTGATTCCTAGCCGCTGCCATGAGGCTTCCGAACGTTGGGCCGCCATCGCTTCTCACCCAATCACCCCGCAATTAATTACGTCGCTGCGCGACGACAGCATCAGCAATAGGGATCGGACGGAATGTCACGACGAGCTGGTTGACGTGGCCGAAGCAGTTTTCGCCGAGGAAGCTGAGTGGCGAACTGAAAGAGGCGACTAGCGGCCTTCTACGTGGCCGCTATCGCATCAGCGGCACGCTGTAGGCGAACGCGTGCAACTGTTCACCCCAAAACCCCGCCTCTCACTCTCGCGATTACAGGTTTCTTCCGCCTGACTGCCAGGCCGGCCGATACCGCATCCAAGCGGGCGCGCCAGGCCATTACCGCGGAGTAAGCGGCATCAATTTTGTCTGGGGAATCCGGGTAAGCCTTATACAGCAGATACCCGGAAACGCACCGCGCGGCGCCGGGCATTCAACACATGCCGCGTCAACGCGTGAGATCCATCATGGGAGCATTCACCGTTGCGGATCGCTTGCTCAAGAGCTGCAACCGCCAGGATTGCGTTCGTGTGCTTACCTGCCGGCCATGCAGCGATCGGTTGCCGCCCAGACGCTTTCACCCGCAGGCGGTCGCCCCAGCGGGACTCCCAGCGGGCAATAGGCACATCCCATCCAGCGGACGGGTCCGCGAAAAACCCGACCACCCGGTACTTCTGGAACGCGAGCTGCACCGCAGCGTCGACCTCGGCGACCGGAGGTGTCCAGTCCTGCCCATCATGCGGGCCCGGCTCCCACACCGAGCGGTGCCCGATCTCAAACAGATGCCCATCGCGGACCCGGCAACCGATCAGGGCGGTCGCATCCGCCTTACGCCGGGAGTGCCCGCGGGAACCATCGAAACCCAACGTGATCGCCTCACCATCACTGACTACGGTGTCGACTGCCGCACACGCGAGCCACTGCGGCGACGTCACCCAAGCATCCGACGCTGCAATGACCTGATTCAAGTAGTAGCGCCTGGCGTCCATCGGATCGGTTGCAGGATCCCAAATCTCAGCAACAATCCGCTCCAAATCAACCCATCCGCCAGCCTCGATCGCGCTGTCACCGTATGCATGACGCAGACCCGCCAGCAACGACTCCCTGTCGTTCAAATCAGTGTCCGGTGGCGCTTCACGGTGGTCATACAGCAAGCCGTCGTCGCGCACGCGGCCCTCAACGATCTGCGACGCATACGCAGCCGACTCCTCAGCCACCGAACCTTTACCCGGCTGAAAAGCATTCGGCGATTCGATCGACGAACCCCCGAGCTTCCCCAAGTTGCGACGCAGTACCGCAGCGAGTTTCACACCACCGTTCGACGGCACCCAACTTTCCGTCTGGTCGAGCCCGGCCCAGACCGGGCGGTTGCCCTCACGCGAGCGCGCAGCCGACGTGATGAACTCAATACGGCCCTTCGGCAGCGCCACAAAGGTCTCCATCGGCTCAATGTCGAAACAGTCGACAACCGGCCCCTGGCGCAGCATCTCCAACAGCGGCACATACGCGTTCTGAGTCTGGTCCTCCGACACCGCAGCCAACTGCACCAACGGGGTCCGCAGATCAGACCACGGCCGGCCGACTGGTCGGCCGTACGCATCCCACCCGTCAGGCACCGCGTCGCCGAGCGCTTCGAAAGCGGCGATAGCGGCCATAAGCGGGGATTTCCCGTGCCCTTTCGGACGTGACCAGACAGCGCGGCGATAGCGGCGCTTCCCTGTCACCGGATCGATGCGGTAGTAGCGGATCACAAAAAGGGCCTGCTCGCGGGTCAGGACAAGCTCCCGGTACTCGGCGCAATCCGGTTGTGCCAGATGCTCGGTCATCCACTCCAACGCAAGCCGGCCCAGCGTCGGGAACTCGCCGGGAAAGCGCGGCTTCCACGGCATCTCTAGTCGACCGCGCGCAGACCCGCATACGGGTCGTCGGCTTTCCGAGCCCTGCCGCGCTTATCGTCGCGCTCGTCCGCATCCGCGAACACAATCCGCAACCGCGCCCGATCCTCCGGGGTCGCACCGAACTTCGCCATCCGCAACCGCAGCTCCGACGCAAGCGTGAACGTGCGCTTCTTCATGAACTCGTGATGAAGAACCGCGCACGCCTCAAGCTCAGACCAGTCAAGCGGCGTCCAATCCGCGGTCAGCGGCGACCGACACCAGCGACCCCACCACCGCCTCGTCGCCGCGTGCCAATCCTGGCCGTCAGCAAGCAGATCCTTCGGCAGCGCCTGCCGGCGCCCCCGTTGCAGCGGAACAACCCGCAACCCAGCTTGTCTGGCTTTCGCCCGGCTGGCGCTGGCAAGCCTCTCCACCGACTTAGGCGCAGGCCCTCTACCCGACACAGCTCACTCCTTCCCGGCGCTGAGCGCCGCTCTCACCGCCGAAAACGGCCCCGCCCGCCAAAACGCCCAAACCCGGCAACAACGGCAGCACCAGAGCGTCCCGCAAGAGCGGCGACCGGGGCGGAGGGAGTGGGCGGCCTGGGGTCGTAGCTCCCGCAGCAACCACGGTCATTACGACCGTGGTTGCCCATGAACTGCGGTGATGGTCGATGGTCGTCGACATCCAGCGGCTGGTCGCGATGGTCGATGGTCGCGCTGCTGTCGGCGCCGGGCCTCAGGCTCACCACTTGTATCCGGGATGGCGTTCTGGTTGGCGCTTCCAGGCATTCCGCGCCTTCGTGGCTTCGCGCCCCGCCTTGCGGCCGTTGCACGTCGGGCACGCTGCGACGAGGTTGCGCAGGTCCAGTGGCGCGCCGCCGGCTCCGACGCTGACGATGTGATCGACTTGCGTCGCTTTGCCTGTGCAGCCCGGCTCTTGCAGTTGACAGCGGTTGCGGTCGCGTTTGAGCACTTGTGCGCGGACGCGGCGCCACGCGGCCGTGGTGACGACTGCGCTTGTCTTGCTGCGCGTTCTGTCTTTCTCCCATGCCATGTGTGTTCTCCGCTTCTACTGCGCTGCTGTGGCGTGGATTGTGGTGTGCTTGCGTGGTTTTGGGGGTTGTCTGTATAGACAGTTCGTGCTATCGGTGCTATCGTCGTCTGTATATACAGCAGGCTTAGATGAGGAGTTGAAATGGCGCTCGCGGGTTTGGCG